TACATAGTTACATTATGGGTTAAACGGGGAGTTCGCAGTGACGCCAGACAAATCGGAACTTCGATGGGGTGTCGAACGGCGGCTCGAGTTTATCGAGTTCCGGTTGTTTTGGGAGGGGCATGTGAATCGAGGAGATCTAACGGATGCATTCGGCGTATCGGTGAACCAAGCGTCCACCGACCTGAACCGTTACCTCGGCATGGCCCCGGACAACATGGTCTACGACAAGAGCGCCCGGGCATATATCCGTGGATCGTCATTCAATCCCCTATTCCTGAAGCCCGACGCAAGCCGCTACCTCTCCCAGCTTCGCTCTGTGGCGGACGGCATCTTAGATAGGGCAGATGCGTGGATAGGTCAGTTCCCCTCCTACGATGCTGCGCCAACACCGGCACGAGGCGTTGATGCAAAGACGCTCCGCACCGTAATCGCCGCCATCCGGCGCAAAGAGGCCATTGAAGTCAAATATCAATCCCTCTCTCAGCCTGAGCCCCGGTGGCGCTGGGTTGCCCCCCACGCCATAGGGTTTGATGGGTTCCGCTGGCACATTCGGGCATTCTGCCTGACTGACGAGACATTCAAGGACTTCCTTCTGTCTCGTATTCTCGAAACCCGAGGATCCCGCTCAAGCGACGTTGCATCTGAGGCCGACACTGAATGGAACAGTGAGGTTAGCTGCGCTCTCAGCCGAGACATCCGCCGCTGTTGCACTGGCTTGGGCAGACGCTTCACTCACCCCCGCAGCGGATGCCGACTGGCTGGCTTCAAGGGCGGATTGCTCCGCCAGCCCCGCCGACTGGACGGCACCAGCCTCGGCTAGACCAGCTTGGGTGTTGGATTGCTCCGCCGATGTTGCTGCCCCTTCGGCGGCAACCTTTGATGCCATAGCGCTGTCGGCACTAGCCGCAGCAGCATTGGCGCTATCAGATGTCGACTGTTCACTCGCCAGGACATTCGCCTCTGCGGCGATGGCCTGGGCGGCGCTTGCGGCTGCCGCCTGTTCGCTGGCACTGGCCGCATCCGCGCTTGCCGTGGCGACCGCCTCACTGGACGCCGCTTGGGCGACCTTCTCTTCGAGTATGGTCAGACCCGATTGCAGTTGGGCATCCACATCGGAGAGAACGCCGGCGACGCTCTTTAGGGGACCGCCATCGGTTTCGACGGTGGTCGCCACGTCGCCATGGACGATCTGATGCAGCAGTTGTCCGTCCGCCGTCACCTGGGCGACGGCGGCAGACAGTTCGGTTTGCAAGGTCATGGGTGTATCTCTGATTACCAGGCCATGGGACCTGGGAGCTTTTCATGGACGAGAGTATGCAAGGCGCTGACGGTCGCCAGCAGGCTGGACGGTTCGTTCTCCAGGAGAAGATCGAGCGCATCCTGATCGAGTGTCGGACGTTCCCGGATCTCCAGTTCGGAGATAATTTCCCACAACACCCCGCCGACTAACTTCGCCTCGAACTGACGGGTGAAGCGGGCTTCGTGGCTGGTGAGCCCAATGCCGCCCAGAAGATCGATCTGAAACCACTCGCCGCCTTCCTTGGCGTGCCAGCGGTACCAAGCGTCGAACAGCGCGAACTGCTCACGCTTCATCAGCCAGCGCACAGAGATACGCGACGGCACCTGGGTAAATCGTTTGCGTTGCCGGGCAGGCCCCGCCTCCATCTCGGTGCGCAGGATCGCCTCGCCCGGGCGAATGCCGTAGCCCTGCACGGTCGGCAGGGGTAGCGTTGCTGGCCAGGAGATGGGCATGGATGGTTTCGTATTCCGTAGACAGGCTAAAAAAATTGAGCTACAATGTGGCTCAATACTGGAGGTTCAAAATTATGAATACCGTTGTTCGCGCCCGCATTGACGAGAAGGTTAAGGACGATGCCGCTGCCGTCCTGGAATCAATCGGATTGACTGTATCCGACGCCTTCCGCCTCATGATGGTGCGCATTGCCACTGAAAAGCGTCTCCCTTTTGAACCTCTGGTTCCCAATAAGGAGACCATCGCTGCCATTGAGGCCGCGCGACGTGGGGATCTGATCAAGGTCGGCAACGTTAAAGACTTGATGGCCGATCTGAATGCGGACGATTAGACGTACCACAGCCTTCAAAAAGGATTACAAGCGCGCAAAAAAAGGTCGGCACAGCAAAACAATCGATGCCGACTTAACCGACGTGTTGACCCTACTCATTGCCGACGAGCCCCTGCCGGAACGACATTTTGATCATGCCCTGGTTGGAAACTGGTCAGACCATCGTGATTGTCATGTTCGGCCCGATTTGGTGTTGATTTATCGCAAGCCCGACGACGAAACCCTTGATCTGGTGCGTCTTGGCTCCCACAGCGAGTTGGGGCTTTGATCTTTCGCATCATCGGTAAGCCCCTGCCGCCGGATTGAGCCCATAGCGGCGCTCAAGCGTGGGCGCCATGCCCTCGCCCCGTCCGATCTTTCGGCTCATCAGCATTTCCATCTGTTCGACGAAGACGTCGATCATCAGCTCGCCACCTGGACCACGCCGGGTTTCGGTGCGGGCCTGGGTGTTGGGCACGCTATTGGTGACAGTTGGCTGGACCACGACGGTCACGCCGCTTTGCGATCCGGCGAGATTGAAGCGATGACGTGGATCGTCGCGGGTCAGAACTTCCTCCCCGCGAAGGGCCACGATGGGCACCTCGCCAGAGCGAAGACCCACCAATCCACCACCATGGAACCGCTCAGCCGAGCGAAACAATCCTGGATCGACGTCACGCCGACGAAGCGCGTCATGTCCGACCACGCCGCCCGAATGGGCTTCGAGGATCAGGCCCGTGTCCACTGGGGCAGTCGTGCCGCCCGTTGATCCGCCTGAGAACCACCCGGCAATCCCGGATCCGATGGACGAGAACAATCCCTCCAGCATGCCGCCGAAGGGCTTGATCACCGACATGCGCCAGGCGGCACGGAGCGCTTCCTCGGCCATGGTGTTGAACAGGTCGCCCGCCGCCAGCTTGCCGGTGGTCGCCCATTTGACGAAGGCGTCCTCTCCCGCCTGGAGCGACTTGGTCACTGCCTGTTCGGCAGTCCGCGCCGCATTGCTCACCTCCTCCACATAGTCACGAACGGCACGGACAGCCCCGTCTCGCCATTCGGTCGAAGCATCCAGCTTGCGACGTTCGACTTCTTCCACCGCCCGGGCATAGGTTTCCTGGTCGATGGCCGAATTGGCGAGCAAGTCTCCAAGCTCGATCAGGACATCGCGGTATCCCTCTTCCGCCGTGCGATGACGGCGGGTGATTTCCGCACCCTTGTCGCGGAGCTTGGCCTCGGCTTCGAGTTCCTTATTGAGCTCCTCAATGGCCAGCTTCTGATCAAACAGAGCCCCTGACAGTCGCTCGACGTCCCGACGCTGAGCTTCCGTGGCCCCTTCTGGGAAACGCGAGAGCGCCTGTTCGACAGCCGCGTTGCGCGGATTGCTCGCAGCACCCAGTTGGCGCTCCAGGTCAGCGATGACCTTGCGGGCCTGATCGGTGGTGCGTTCCGAAGCCGCACGGATGGGGCGTTCAATCGCCTCAATCTTGCGGGTGGCTATGTCGCGTATGCTGCAGGTGAGTGAGCCATGCGATCATCTCCTGGCCATGCAGACCGTAAGCGCCACGCATGTCAGGTTTGCCGGTGCGATCAGAGAATGCCTGCGGCTGACCCTTGCACCACTGGAAGCACAGACGCCCAGCGACCGTGATGCTGTCGATGAAGAGGGTCTGGTACTTGTTCAGCGCTGAAGGATCACCGAAATGCTCGCAGACCGCATCAAAATGCGCTTGGCTGTAAACCTGATCCTCTCGGAGCGCCGGGTTCGGCCCGCCGATGAAGACAGCGAAGTCCCGGCATTCAACCCAAGTTCGGGGGCGAATGGTATCGCCGGGCCAACCTTCAATGGCGAGGTCGCCAGCTTCAAGATCGAAGAACAAGGTGGACTGGGCATCCAACGTCCACAGCAGCGAGGTTTTGCCGATCCCGGATTTGCCGAAGATGCAGCCCTTGATACCGCGCCGTTCCGCCAGACGCTGGTCGGCGGAGATGATGGGAAGCGCGCTCATTGGCTGTCCTCCCCGAGGATCAGCTTGAACGTCTCCTTGCCGACACGAACGGTCCGGGCCTCCTGAAACGCCGACTGGATGTGGCTGGGCCAAGCGCTGAACTTGCGCTCAGACACCTTGAAGCTGATCTCCACATATTCGCGAGGATCGTCGCCATCGGATTTAATCCGCTCAACGAGCTCGGCCAGCAGAGGCTGGTCCCAGTCGACACGCTTTGGCAACTCGGCGACCACCGTCACCGGTCCATCCTGAAAGCGCGCCGTACCGGTATCCTTGCCTTCAGCGCGACGGTGGGCATCGGACTGCTCTGAAAATCGGCGCGCGATTGCACCATCGATCCAGTCCTTGGCTGCCTTTGCGGATCGCAAGGCAGCGTCAGCGTCTTCATGGAGAAGAGCAAGCACATCTGCCGGCAGCCCGACCACGTCGACGATCGGCATATTGGCAAGCTCGGAGAGCGAGGGGCGATTGACGATGCTCATGACCGCCCTCCCGCTGCCTGGAAAGGTGCCTCGGTGTCGGCGGTGCTTTTGCGTGTCTGGTTGGCCTCAAAGGCCTCGACGTCTTCCTGGCGATAAACCACCCGGCCGCCGATTTTGATGTATTGCGGCCCCTCGCCTGTCCACCGCCACCGCTCTAATGTGCGGGCGGAGATCTTCCAACGATCTGCCAATTCTTTCTGATTGAGATGCCGAACGGTCATCTGTCTCTCCTTCGGTCAATTCGAAAACCTGCAGAGAGGATGACGTCCGATCAGAAATCCGTCGTCGGGACCGCCGATGGACCGTTGGGGGACGAATTAGGATGAATCAGGGGGATATGAGGGGATTATCTGGGGGATGGCCGGGGGACCTTCACGCGCCCAAACACACAAAAAGCCCGGCGAACCAGGCTTTCGGAGGGGGATTTACGAGAACTGGATGTTGAGACGGTATTTGCCGCGACGATCGGATTGGATCAGCATCCGCCAGTCAGGCTGGGTCTTGAAGAGATCGGCCATACGGGTGCAGGACGAGCCCGCCTCCGCCAGCACAAGCTTGCCATGCCGCCAGGGTGACGCCGTCGTCGCGGCCTCATAGAGAATCCGCACCACCTGGGCCTGGATGGGACCAAGTGTGTATGTCCGATCCCCAAGCGTCACCTCGCTGAAGTCGTTGCGCTGGGAAAACACGCTTTCCGTCGTCCGGGGCGTTCCGCCAAGGCCATGTTTGGCCTCGGCCCTGTCACGCTCCTCGCGACGGACCACAAGCTCTTCGCGCTTCACAACGATTCCCTCGTCGGGATGAAGGACTTGGCAATACTCGGTGTCAGGCGCATCGAAATGCTGGACCTCAATCTCGCCTTCGTGGAACAGCTTGTAGATGTCGTGTGGGCGAAGATCCTGCAGCCCCTGGAACCAGGTTTGCTCCTCCGGGATGCTGAACCATTGGCCGTCGTCCGTCTCCTCGTAGGATCCGCGCTCGATTCGGACGCCATAGAGGCGGACCGAGACTTTTAAAAGGCCGTTTTCCGCCAAATAAGCGAGATCACGCCGAGGAATCCCCCAGCGTTCTTCGACCTCCTCCAAGGCATAGTAGTCTTTTTCGATCCCAGCCATCAGCGACCATCCACGCAAGCCCACGTTCTTCTTCTGTTTTATTCTCTTGACTGCGACAAATCAATCCTTTTTAATCCACGATATCCACAGACATGGGATAACCACATGCGATACACCATGGCCGACAGGCTCAGAGCGCGATCCAGGCAGCTCGGCATGACCGCCGGCCGTGTCGCTGACCTGGCAGGTATCAACAGGTCATTCGTCTACGACATCATGCGTGGGCGATCGGAAAACCCGAATCTGGAAAAGCTTGACCAGGTCGCCGAGGCCCTCAATGTCGAACGGAACTGGCTGCTCCATGGCATCGGCGATATCGATGGCGAATCCCCCATCATGGAAGACCCCATGGAGGCCTTCGTCAGCATCCCTTCAGTGGAAGTCACGGCCTCCATGGGCGGCGGAAACCTCGTCACCGACGAGATCGAGAATGGAGAGCCCTATCATTTTCAGAGATCATGGATCCTCCACGATCTGAAAGCGGAACCCGCAAACCTGCGGATCATGCATGTCGAGGGAGATAGCATGATGCCGACACTTCATTCCGGTGACGTGGTTCTGGTTGACCTTGCCAAGCGCGCGCCCACACCACCTGGGATTTTCGTATTGTTTGATGGCATGGGGCTGGTGGCCAAGCGCCTTGAGAACATACCCAACAATGACCCACCCAAGGTTCGGGTGATTTCCGACAATACGTTCTATAGCCCGTATGAGCGGACAGCGGATGAGGTGAATGTCATCGGGCGGATCCGCTGGTTTGCGCGGGAGATTTAAGGATGGGGGTTCGCGCAACCATCGCCCTACTTGGCCTTTGCCTGACACCATCCCTGGCGAACGCACAGGATTTGGTTGGACGCGCCTCTGTCATCGATGGAGATACAATAGAGATACATGGCCATCGGATACGGCTTCACGGCATCGACGCACCGGAAAGCAGACAGCTTTGTGAGAAAAATGGGGAAGAATACCGATGCGGGCAACAAGCATCTCTCGCTCTCGCTGACATGGTAGGGCTGTCAGTGATACGATGCGAACCGAACGGCGTCGATCGATACAAGCGGATCATTGGCGTTTGCTTCAAGGCAGACCAGGATCTGAACCGTTGGATGGTTCGGAATGGCTGGGCTGTAGCATATCGACGGTACTCAAAAGACTACGTAACCGATGAGGAAAGCGCCAGCTCAGCTGGTATTGGAATTTGGGCCGGCCAGTTCGAAACACCTGAGAACTGGCGGAAGCAGAGCCGAAAATAATATTTACTAAGTCAAAAATTCCTAGGGGATCGCACATGATAATTGACCTGAAAAACATAGCATTACCGGAAGAGTCCGTGCGGGCCATCGGGATTGACTTGGGGACAACGAATTCGACTGTCGCTGAAGCAGTTTGGAGCCCGGAAACCCCGGACCAAGTTCAGGTCAGATGTTTGGACGTAGAACAACCAACTCTTGAAGGTATTTATTCGAGCCCAATCGTTCCTTCCGTTGTGGCCATTGCAGGCGACAAGACGTTCATCGGTGAAGGTGCAAAGCGGCTTCGAAGCCGCTCAGGTGAATTTGGCCTTTTGCAAAACCGAAACCTATTTTTCGACTGCAAGAATGATATCGGCACGAGCCGTGTCTATCACAAAGCTCCGATCGGTTTGCAATCCGCCGTAGACATCGGAGGTCACGTTATCCGGTTCCT